AATGTGACGACGCATTTGTGGATTTGTTGTGGGATCTTGAAGGATCTTTTTATCCTCCTCAATATGCTTTTCTATACTTTCCATTAGATTTTACCTGTTGGTTTACCTTTGCGACCAAATGAATCTCTGACCAATCCTAGTCTAGTTAAGGTCTCGCTTGATGAGATGTAATGTGTCAAATCTGTTATAATATATAGACCAGAATCCATGGCACTAGGTTCGGTTGTGTCTCCCTCTTCAAGTAGTGGTACATCTAAAAATATAGCGTCTCCTGCATGAAGTGTAAAGTCTCCTGGTATTGTTATGGTCGCAGTGAAACTTAAGAACTGATTGTATCTCATGATCGATTGATTCAAGATACTTCTGTATTCAAAGTTTTCTTCATCAGACTTTTCAATCTGTTGATTAGTATCTCCAGTTGGTAATGTTCCTTTATCTAAGAGATAATATGTTGCCCTTGAAAACTCTCTATCCTTTCCAGGGATATTTAACTCATCATTTAACTTTGGCAAATCTTTACCAGCGAGTTTGAGTTGCTCTTGTGTTTCTTCAAGGTTTGGAGTAACAACTTCATATACTGCTTTAAATGGATCAAACAGAACAACCTTTGTTGAAAAGGCACCTATCATTAACTTCTTTTGTGCCTCAATCAAGTTATTTTTTTCATATTCAAATGCCTGGTAATCATAACGAGGTGGGATGTGATCTCCCCCATCACTACTTTCATTGTAGATAATGCTTCTTTTTGGTTCTTGTGATAGTAAACCATCGATAGACTTGAAAAAATATCCCTCTGATGTTTCGTAAAAAAAGTAACCAGCACTCTTCCCAAGTTTTTGATTCTCTGCCGATACTGCTTTTTTAGATAACCAGTTCAAAGTCCAAAATGATTTTTTATTATTTCCAATAAAGTTAAAGTTATTGGCAGTGTCTTCAATCTCAATGTTTTTCTCTGTGCCTAAACCTTCACCTATGGTATCAGTTAGAATGGTTTTAATATGTTCAGATATTTTACCATCATATCTTTTTCTTAGCCTAACCTTTTCATTCAGTTCAAATTCTTTCGATACAAGATCAAGTTGGACAAGTTCTTTTCTTGTATCAGATGACAATGGAGTTACTTTATTCACATACAGTTCAAGTTTTGGTGTCACACCAATCTTTTCTCCAGCAGCATCGGAAAACTTTATCTCTACCTTTTCAGTGCCAACCAATGGCAAACCCTCAATAATATTTTTTCCATCCACAGAGTTTCCAGTTTCGACATATTGAACCGTAGCCTTGATAGTATCTGAGAGAATACTCTCATGATAATAAAATGCAGAGAATCCCTGCCCTGCTAACTCGACATTCTTTGTCTTGTCATTTGAAATAACTTTTAAGGTCTCTACCGAACTAGAGAAGGAATCAACTGTGGTTTTCTTGCTCATATCTTTTACCTTTATACTATTTACATCACATACAATCCATCAAATGGATCGCCGCCACCAGATGCCACTGATATATTGATATCAGGTGATTCTGTATTAACTTGAGGTTGATTATTTGAAGCAATCTGATCGCTATTGATGATGATATTTGAGGATGATTGATCCTCGTATGATGCTTTCTCTCTTAACTTTTGTAGCATTGATCTTATGCTATCTGTATGTGCTGCTGGAGCATAGTTACTACCCGTACCGGAGTATAAACTCTCACCCTTTTTAATATCCCTCAAAGGATATTTACCATTGTATGATCCCTTCTTCATATCATAGGGAACACCAATAGACGCATACTCTGCAGCGAGTTCTAACTGTGCAGTGTCAAGTGATACACTGGTGTCACCTCTTAAGAAACGACCTACCTTTGCTCTCTTTTTATTGATCGAATAAGGACCAAACATATTCTGAATAGATGCATCAAACTTTCTCTTTGATGTGTCTATTCCTTGAGCTCTAAGATATTTAATAAAACCATCCATGGTAGAGGGGATGATTTGATATTTACCAACTGCATTTAAACCAGCACCATATGGATATTGCTGAGCGTGTACTTCATCGACCGTCATGTCTGTTAGATTCTTTCCAAGAATAGACTTTGCGCCGCCAGGGGTATCACCTGCATTACCTCTGTTGACAGAGTTAAGTCCACCTTCTCCACTTGTGACAAGATCAAGTAAGGACCCGAAGTTGACCTTACCACCCATTGGAGACTTACGAGGAGGTATTGCAGGTTCACGAGGAGGTAATGGTATACCTTTAGATCCAGGACGTGAGGTAGGTGGTGGTGCTTTTCCTTGTTCATCCTCATAACCACCAGTTAATTCTCCAATTTGGTCAGCAGTGCTTGGTCCACTTAGACCAAAAAACTCTGTTACACCTTCAACAAGATTGTTGATAAAACCACTGACTTTTTCAGTCGCTTTTTCAAAAAATCCAGTCAAAGGGTTTTGTGTTAAAAACGCAGGCAGGTCCATACCTTTAGTCACTGCATCATAAACTAATCCACCAATCCAATCACCGAGTGCTCCACCACCAAGACCAAATAATCCAGCCAACAATGGAGATACAACGACTGCAAAAGGTCCCGTCAACAGACCTAAGGCTTTACCGATTGCACCGCCTATAAACCCGCCAATGCCAGCAAAGACTGCTTTACCTGCTGCTCTACCAATCGGTTCTCCAAAAGCAAGATTTAATCCAAAGTCAAGAATACCACCAATAAGTGGGACACTTCTCAATATTCTAGTGCCCTGCTTGCCAAAAGTTCTAATCAGGAATCTTTTGGGTGCTCTTTGAGCTCCCCTTCCACGCACTCTTGCTCTACCAGAACTGTCTATGGCTCTTGCAAGGTCGGACATGCCAGGATCAAAATCATCAGGTCTTCGTTGACCCATCAATCTTCTCAGTGCCTCATCCGCTTGTTGGCTTTCAAAATCCGCTACTGCCCGGCGGCGCATCTTTGGATCTCTTTCTAACTTCTTAAAGAACTGCCTATCTTTCCCCTTTCTTCCTTTAAGAACCTCACTTACAGAAGGTCTTGGTGCTGTCATTTTTACACCATCAGTATCAAATGTTGGAGCAGATTGTCCTTTTCTCCTAAGAAGTTCTGCTTGTATAAGTTTTTTTCTAATAATCTTTCTTCTTCTACCACCAGCTTTTTTAAGCATACGATTGTAGAAATCATTACGAACACGAGTTTGTGTTTCAATATCAAGAGCGTCACCCCTTAACTGTGCTTGATATAAATTTTTATCTAATCTGTTTAGTTTGTTGATGTCAGATTGACTAAAAATCTTCTCACTTGCAGGTTTGTTAGGATCAAAGTCACCTACTGCAAATTGAGTTAACTGAATTGTATTTTTTCTAACTAGTCTGTTAGCATCAGCGAGTTTTTTTCTAGCAATAAATCTAGATTTTCTACCACCAAACTGTTTTTCTCTTGTTTCAAGAGGTTCACTCAACCCTTTACGTCTTTTAGCTCCTCTTCTTGCTCTCTCTTTACTTTCTTCTATTCTTCTCTCTTTCGCAAGAGCTCTAGCTCTTCTATCAATCGCTCTCCTTGCTTCTTTTTCTCCTGGTTTACTTTTAACACCTGGACCAAACGTACCAATAATCCGTCCAAGTCCACTTCCACCTGGTGCGCGTGACTTTGATTTCTTCTTTCCACCAAAAAGTTGTTCAAGTAAATTTGGAGTTCTTTGAGGTTTGGGTTGACGACCTCTTCTCATGAGTGGATCAAAAGATCCAGTGCCTTTCAGTAAACTCGCTACTAATAAAACATCGACAAGCACGGACAACTTGTCCATGAATCCATCAAACAAATTTATTACAGAGTCTCCACCAATATTTTTTAAGAATCCTCTGGTTGAATCATAAGCATTATATCCGAAATTTATGAATGTAGAAAATGCATCTACAAGAAAAACTCCCGCACTTGATAAGAAATCAGCAACTTTGAGGGCACCTGTTAGAATGTTCTTAAGAAGAGGTGCTTGCCCTACAAGTTGAACTGCTAATACTCCAAGAACAATCTTACCAATGAAGTTACGGAACCATCCAAGAATGTTTAGTCCTCCCGCTTTTGGTATTCTCTCAGTTACATTTCTTTTCTTTTCAACATTAGGTTGTGTTTCGAGAGCACTTTCTCTTCTTTGTCTGGTGATATTCTGATCAGTGATTATTTTTCGCTGTTTCTTTTGTCTTGCAAGTGCAAGATTTCCTCTAAGAACATTGTTAATACCAATAAGTTTGGTATTAACTTTCCCATAGAAAACTGTGGTTACAGTTCCTTTTACGTTATATTTTCTAGGAGTTATATTTTCAGCAGTAATCATCTTATATCAACCCCAAAGTTTTTACTTTGTTAGAAGAGTGCGATGCCAAAGGAACTGGGGTATGCGTTCTAGATGAAGGTCTCATCTGCCCAACTGGTTGAGGAGTGCTCGATCCAGTATTCATAATCATGACCTGTGGTTGTCTAGTCATCGGTGGTTCTGGAGTCAAAACTTTTGGTTCATTGAATCCAAAGATCCCAGTGTTAGCAAAAACTTTTCCGTCTTGTTTGATGACACCCGCCGCATCCATATATGGTTTCGAGATGTCAACACCGATCGCTGTCAGATCTTCATTGTACATTCTCTCCGCTTCTGCTTTCTTTGCCTCTGTTGCTTTATATGCATCACTAGAAACAAATGCTCTGTGAACATCAAGTGGTGACATTCCAGCGACATTATAATTTAAAATATTTTTTAAAGTGGTTCCTTGAGGGAACATACTCATCAACTGCTTTTTGTTTGCATCAATATCCTCTTGTCCGACATAAGAATACATCTCTCTCTGTGAGAAAGAGTCTGATGAGTAAAATCCATCCCCTCTACTAATAGAGCTAAGACCTATATCTGCAACACCAGTCTCAGGGAATCTGTAGTGTGCTTTTGAACCAGACATCTGACCTGGTTTTAAGAACCCTCTCATTTTTTGTGCAGTAGAAAGTTCCTCTCTTGTTGGTAGTCTCCTCTCTATTGGTCCAGAGGAGGTTATTAACTTAGTTTCTGAACGACCATCAGTTCGCGACATGCCAGTCTGAGCAGGCATGATCTGACCCATATAATATCCCAGACCAGCCTGACCTGTTCTCGCAGCAGTCAGTCTCTCAAGTCCAGGTGCGAAGTTTCTTATATCATTGTTAACCAGTCCACCCTCATTAGCAAACAACTTACCACTCACCATCCTTGGCGTGTTATCGCCACCATACTTAGCATTGATTCTTTCAAGTACAGATGGACCAATCGCAGCAACCGCAGGTGCTGACATGACAAACTCACCATCTGTCAGTCTAGCGTTGACTTTATCATATCCATACGGACCATCTACGAGACCATCACTTGTAAAAATACCACCACCATATAAACCTTGTACCTCTTGATCTTGATCCTCTCCTCCACCAAAAGCACCGCCAATAAGATTTTGAATACCTAAGAATGTAGCAGCAGTTCCAGCGACTTGTAAAGCAGTGCCCACTGCTCTTCCTTTAGGACCAAGAAGATTACGTGCAAGTCCACCAGCGCCTCTTAATCCAAACTTTTTCAGAAGCAGCAGAGTCGCTGCGCCTATTCTAAGTGAACTTCTGATAATGAGGGCACTTAACTTTCCTATTGCTCTTCCAAACCTCGTGCCAAACATTAGGTACGCAGTTAAAAGTTTGGGTCCATTATCGGAAAAGAATCTAATAACAGAGTTTATCTTTTTTTGATTCTTAGGATCACCAACAAAATCAATTAGTTTGACAATAAACTTTCCGGCAAGGATAGCAAGGAAAGCTTGTACAATCCTTCCTATGATTCCTCTAACGGGTGCTAAGATTTTTTCTGTGGTCTTACGCAGACCTTCATATCTTTTTTCTAGTTTGTTTTCTTGTAATCTACGTTTAGTATTTTCTGCCTTTCTTCTGTCATACTCATCATCTTTCTTTTCAAGTTTTGCATCCGCTCTTATTGTTTCAAGAATGGCATCTAGGTTTCTAAGCATCACCGCCTGAGGCGATACCGCAGCAAGATTTTCTTTCAGTTCGCTTTTTTGATAACCAAGAATATTTTTAATGGAAGTAATCTTCCGTTCATTATTTAAAGTTTTTATTTCAATATCCTGAATACTATTAAATATTCTATTATTTAAATTTGTTTGAAAATTCTGTTGTGCTATATTTCTACCCGTGCGAAAACTTTCTGCAGAAATACGTCGCCTTCTGGGTTCTATTGGATTTGTTGCGGTTTCATCAGAAGGCATTCGCTTGTTGCTGCTTTAGTTTTTCCTCTTCAAGATGGTTCATTAACATTTGAACATAGATATCCCTTTCCCAGGGCATCATGTTTTCTATTTCTGTTAATGAATATTTATGATACTGCATCAAAGAAAAGTTGAGATTAAAGTAGTTCTCAAGGTTCATATGAACCATGCCTATGCGAAAAAAGACGCTAAGCCCTCAAGCACGACATCACTTTCTACTCCAGTCTTTGGATTTTTTACCTTGATTGCGTGTGACAACTTAGGCATTGTCTCAAAGAACTTTTCAATCTCCTTAAACTGAGATGAGTTCATCTGCTCAAGGAAGTCATTAAGTTCTTTCTTTGTGCAATCAGATGTTGTCCAGACTTCTTCTTCGGTGAAGATTTTGTCAATACATGTAGCGATAAGTTCAAAGGATTGATCCATTGCATTCTTGTCATCAATCTCAAAGTTGTTTTTGATGAACTGCTCAAGAGAGGGATACTTCATCTGCATCATGATAGAATCATCAACTTTGATTTTGTTGGTGTGATCCTCTGGTTTACTAACCTCAATATCATCAAGGTTAATATTTACTCTTACCTCAGTCTCTTCATCATCAGGACAAATGATGTTGATTTCAATGTCCTCACCGACAGACTTGCCACGAATATTTAAGAAGAGATACTCAATATCAAAAGTAGGGAGTGATTCTACTTTGACACCTTTTGTGAGCACACAGTTTTTGATGACAGATTTGATTGCAGTGGTAATCTGTTTTGTATTATTACTTTCTAGTGCAATGACTAAAAGTTTTTCCTCTTTTACAAGGAAAGGTCTATATTGAATTGTCTCACCTGTCGATGGCAACTCAAGTTCATAGGTCGGCGTAGCGATCTTAGGTAAAGGCATAATGTCCCAAAGAGTTTTTCAGTGTGATTATTTATTAGTGATTAAGCAAGCCCTTGATTTGGATCCTGTATTGTTCTACCACCACCAAACTTCTCAAGGAATGTTTTTGGTTCAGCAAAAACAGGACCACGCTTATCATTAAGAAGACTATTTCTATTTTGCTCAAAATAGTTTTCTGCTGCTAATGATTCAGTTTTTCTTGAGAGAGATGAAGCAAGAGAGGTGTTTTGGGATTCTCCCATTCTTCCGATTGTCACTTTATTTACAAGGTATCTTGTGTATGCAAATGAGACTGTGCATTTTAAAAGTTGAGATGTATCATAAGATATTGGCATTGAGTTTATGGATATTGGAAAAGCATTTAAAAACTCATACTCAATATCAGGTCCAGATCTTTCAGTCACAGTTGTGCCCAAGTCAGTGCCTGCAATAATATTTACGATGTCCTCAAGTGGATTCGATTTTCTCTTTTGTGTGTAATAATCCCTCTCAAACTTTTTGATTTTTAATCCTTGTTTTGCTTGATATTGATTGGGATATCTAAATCTATAACTGTAGTTATTATTTCGGTTGTTCTGAGCTTGAAGACCTTCACCAGATATTACCGCCATCCATGCTTCAAAGAATGTAATAGGAAGATATTTTTCAGCATCAACGTAAAAAGTTAAGTCAATTTGTTGACCAAAGTTTCTACGATAAGCATGTCTTTCTGTAACACCAGTTCTATCATCAACAGCTTCTGATGTCAGAAGTGATGATCCAGGTAAAGATGCTTCTGCACAAAGAAGATTTAATTTTTCTTGGTCTGCACCAATTATCCTCTTTAACGTAGATCCTGACATTGCATCAGGATCCGATGGAAGGGGAATCTGAACAATATATTGTGACGTTAAAGCTGGTCTAAGAATATTAGACTTGATCTGTGAGATTGAACTTACTTCCCGTGCCATCTAAATAGTTTTTACCTTATATATTATGTATGGGAGAAAGTATTAAAAGTAAATACAAACCTTCGCATCCTATGAAATATAAGGGTGATGCAAGTAATATTATATGCCGAAGTAGTTGGGAACGCAAGTTTTGTAGGTGGTGTGATCTTAATGAGAACATTTTAGCATGGGGATCAGAAGAGTTTTGTATCCCATACATCTCTCCTATTGACAATAGAGTTCATAGATATTTTCCAGACTTTCTAATCAAGGTAAAAGAGTCTACTGGTAAGATCAAAACCTATGTGG